TAGTCGCTAGCATAGTACGCGTTTGTGACCTATTTACTGGTCCGAACCCCTACGGTGCTACAGTGCGACATCTTGGTATGATGCGAGGAGGCGGGCGAGGGGGTGGAGCCCCTCCCCGAGGCCGCGGGGCTCCCCGCGGAGGCCCACGACGAGGTGCTATGGCAAGAGGTGCCGGCCCTCGTGGAGGTGGTCCACCGAGAGGTGGAGGCCGTGGTGGTGGTGGTGGTCGTGGGGGTGGCCCCGCTGGCGCAGCCGGCGGTGGTCCACCACCTCCTGCACCTATTCCAGGTGATAGATTTACTGCAGCGGAAGCTGCGGCTCTTGCAATGCCCGTGGCTGGGTGGTCGCCTGCCTTACGTAAACGGTTTACAACTGTTTTGAAGGTGATCATCTCCAGCAGTCGCGCGCCCAGGTTTGGGATCTGCGGTGACAGCATTGTATCATTGGAACGTTTAGGGTTTAAATACTCTTGGATTGCCGCGGCCGGTTTTCATAGCCACGGCTTTCCTAGAGCTATTCGTCTCCATTTGATAGTAGATCTGATCCACAAGGCTCTAACACGCTTTGAATTCTCCTTCTTAGATGTCTGTCCTACGACAGTACACGTGTTACGAGCCCTGGAATTTGTGCAGCGTGCACTTACTGACGCTGGTGCGCCTCCATTGTTGCATTACCATGCAATGTTGGCCCCAGCTGGTGTTCGTGCTGATCTCATTGATCTGACAACATTGTTGCCCAACGCTCTTCCCCCAAGAATAGCTGTCTGTTTGGATTGTTATGATGAAGTGCTTACCTCGACCCCTCTTACATTGTGGACGTTTGTGCATACCGCGCATCCCACATTGGTCGAAGCAGGTATTATTCACCACGTCCTTACAGGTCCTGCTGGTTTTGGTCCGGAGTTCGTATGGTTGCGTACTGATACTAATCGCGCTAAAGTTTGGCTAGGTGATAGAGATGTGTCCTATGAACATTTCTTACCTCCCTGGTTGAACAGTGATGGCGCTGAATCAGGCATCGCATGGCAACACTCAAGACGCATTTCGGCCGGTAATGGTTGGACGCCCGTGTTAAGCCTACTTAAGCCTAGTCCTAGGCTACTTGGTTTGACTGTTCGTGGTGACCTCATGCCTGTCGGGATGGAGGCGTTGGCTGTACCTAGCAACTACCGTCTTGAGCGTGCTCGCATTAATCCGACCCTATGGTGGAAATGCCGCACCCATGTTGTTGGAAAATTGAGGTCGATTGGCTCAAGTATTGGAATTGTTCGTGATCGAGTGCTTTTCGTGCCCACAGGGGCGATTAGCGGCATCGTGAACAGCATTAGTCCTCGTGATGTCAATGAATGGTCGCATAGCGCTATAGTTCGACTCTGCACTGAGTACATGAGAAGAGAAAATTATTTTTCCTCTTTCTGTTCTCGTGTCGGTGTGGATGAATCTATTGTCGCTCATGTAATGGCTGATCATTGTCTTCAGAACCATCTCAGGATACGTATTGAGATGACCGAGAGAATTTTGCCTATAAACCGCGTCGCTGCTTCATTAAGAGCGGCAAAGGTTTGGACCCCTGCGACCCCAGCAGTGACTCCTCTTCACAGACATTCCAGTAATCGTGCATTATACATGACATTAATAACCGTACTGCTAGCCGTAGTAGCCATATCCTCACGCAAGAAGGTGGGGCCTGCTGCTTTGGTTGTGCTTAGGTTGTTGTACAGTGTTCGTGGTCTTATTTCTAAGTTTAGAACGGCTCACACAGCTTCGGTCTTGCTTATTAAATCTGCGTACTATGGCCCTGGTATAGGCTCCAGCGATGTTCATCCGCTCGGAATGCTCCAGGCCACCACTCACAGGCATTTGACTTCTATGCCGTGGTTAGGTATCAGTATTAATTTGCTACAAGCTGCGCTCTTCGCCCCATTATGGGAGGAGTGGGTGAAGCACCTACGGAACAAATATTTACGCGCTTGTTTTTTCGCGTATATCGTTCTGTCAGAGTGCCATTACTACGATAAATGGAAGTTAAGTCATTGTCTTATTAGATTTGGCTTCCATGGTTCGTTGGCAATGATGCCGCAGAAATACGCTACTGTACTCCACGCTCTGTGGAATGGCTGGTGCTCGTTAACTTGTAATGCCAATCAAATCTGGGCGACTGAGCTCACCGACGATACAACGGGTGAACTCAGGCGGAGATTAGTCTTTCCTCCAATACCATTCAGCTCATGGCGAAGTTGGTTATCTAGCGCTCGGCCGCTCTCCTTTTTACGTGGAGAGTTGGTCCCTGTGGCGCTGAACTATACTTCTGTACTGCCACCTTCTGTTGGTTTTTGTTGGAGAAGCTTATTCTCGTTGTTAGGCCTACCTATTGTAGGGGCTGCTTCTATTCTCGCGGGACTGCTCTGGTCCTGGGAAGTGCACGCTAGACTTAGTGCTAACAATAACTCAGAGAACGACACTGACATAGTGCAATGGTTTGCTCAGGATTACTCCGACGCCCAACAACAAGGTGACGACACATCATACGTCGCCGAACAGGGTGTTATTGGTTGTCCTGACAGACCGATTTTAAGTTGGCCTAGTACCGTAGACCTGAAGAATGTAAAGCTGTGCGAAGAGCGCCCGATCAAGTACAACGGACAGTACGTGACGGAAGATGAGGTGAAAGAGATCTTATCTGGCTGTTATAATCCAGGACGGAACAATGCGAGAGGATTAACATTCTTCTCCTTCTATGCCAACGGTCCGTCTCTTTGGGCTCCTCCGAAGAATTGTGATTTTGTGGACGGCTGCTTAGCCGCGCTCAAGACTGGCAAACCTCTGGTTAACAAACGGGGGCAGTCGGTCAAACCCAGAATCTTTTATCGTGATGGAGTCGCAACTCATACTGAGTGGGATTTGGTGGACACAGCGCCAATCCTCCGCCTGATGCAACCCGTGCCTGCTGACTACGACCATTGGCGTCGCACATGGGACCAGCACCAAAGAGATAATGGTAAATGGAGCAAATATGAGAATTTTGTTCCAGCTCGCACTGATTTTGACATCATCCTTGTTAAGAAGTTAGCTTCAAACATTCAGGTGATGGCTAAACGAGACGAAGTTCTCGTTGACAAGAAAGTGACGGGCAAAGGTTTGATTCCTAGACCTATAGACAATGTCAATCCAATCGTAGCATATCATACTGGACCTTTAGATTATGCTCTTACAGCCTCCATCAAAGAATGGCCGTACGGACGCGGTGATTTCACACACTGCTTGGTTTCGTCGCCTGCGGAGGATTCGTTTGAGATCTATTTGTTCATCGCCCTCGGTTGGACAGAGCTAGATCTTTCACACTCAATGCAGCACTTAGTCAATAGAGCTCAACTTCTCCACCCTCATGAGTATGTCGTCGGCGTTCACGCGCATGGTGATGACTCGTTAATCACCCAGATCTTTGGTGATGGTAGAGTTGTGATGCTTGAGACCGATTTGAGTTCTTGTGATCGATCGATGACAGGCCCTGCCATTAGATGGAGGGAGAGTCTACAGCAGTCTATGATGCGAAAGTTGTACTTTACTGACCCTGAGTGGCCAGTAGCTTTCACATTATCGAAATGTATTAAACGCGCAGCAAGAAGAATTGGTGCCTGGACCGTTGAAATAGCTCCAGGATGCGCGCAGGTTGCCTCGGGGGGAACCGATACATCTTCAGGGAATAGCATGTCTGTCGGGGCTGCTACCATTCACTTGGTCAAACATCATAAAATCCTCGAGAAAACACCTGCGGAGGTGGAGGAAGCGTATGAGACGCTCGGACTAGTCGTCAAAGCCGAATTTCACAGGGGAACTTGTTCTATTACAGGGTTCCCAATGGCCTCGTTTCTTAAAGGGGTCTGGCTTGTTGCTGACGATTTCTTACTGCACTGGGTGAGATGTCCTTCGTTTCTAGTGAAATTTCCGAAGAGTCGCAAAGATCTTCAATTCGTCACACGTAAGTATCGTGGCGAATTTGTTTCACTCCAGGATGCCAGATTTCGTCATTTCGTGATGACTGCGCGAGCCTGGGCCGCTTATAGCCACATCGATGGCGTCAGGCAGTTCCTGGATCATTGGGCTGCCATGCGCGAAGATGGCCTACCCGTTGTGGACCTCAAACGCCGAATGGAAAGTGAGCACTTTGTCACTTTCTCCCGATCTCAAACTTTACGCCTGGCGGCAAGGTATGGGGTCGATGAGGAGACGTTCAACTCTTTCTTGGACGGACTCCTGGCCTCTATGAGGCCCGGATCTGCGTGGAACCACCCAATGTGGCTCGCGCTAGGTGAGGACTATGGCTAATCCTCATCTCGGGGGCAACCGTGCTAGGATGGCAAAGGGGCGTCACGTTCCTTCCCCCTGAACTAGGTGAATCGTGAATTATGAGTTCATTTGAAGAATGCAACAAAGAAAGCGAAGCGCGCAGGCAGCTGGTACTGCGTCATCAAAACCAGCGTCTCAATCGAAGACACAAACTACTAAGAAACAACAACAAGTCAAGACTACTACTGTGGAGTCAGTGAGGTTTAAGCCTAACATTCCTGCTCCGATCGTCAGAGATGAACTTAAAGATTATGATCAAGCTCAACAGTTGATCAAGATGTTCTTGGACCCTGAAACTTATTCTGCGGAGTTAGGACCTAACTACTCCGCGAATGGTCCGATGAATCAAATTCTCTCTAAACAGTGGTTGACTTTGAACCTTGATAAAGATCACTCAAATTGCCCATTTACTATCGTAGGGTATCCTTCTGCCGCGGCAGGACTCTTTTGCACCGATTTTACTGCTATTGCGCCATCGCAATATGCCGGTAAGAGAGAGTTCGACGTCCTCGGCTTCCCAGCGGGGTCCACAAACCCGCCCGGTGCATTTGAGTTCGATCGTTCTTTACACAATCCAATCAATGGTACTCTAGAAATTCCCATGCAATCTCCTGGTGGTGCGGCTCGTATCCTGCCGTATCACGATGCATCCTTGAATGTCTGGAAATACCCTCTTGATGTGACTTATGCGGCGATGACTGAAACTCAAACAATGACGTTTACGTTGTACATGCCAGAAGCATTCCAAATTGGCGGAGGTACTCTCCATGTCGTAGCCAATGGCGTCGACTACCCTGCCGGTTTGGATCCTGTGACTGGTATTGCTACTGCGGAAATCCTTGGTTCTAGTGTGACTACACCTGTGCACGTAGAATCGTTTTATTTCATTCATCAGTCCAATCAGATCGTGGCTAACTCAATTACTTACCAATTCACTATTGGTGGAGTCGGCAGCTACGTTCCAAGTCAGGTTAAGGGATCGTTGTCCCTTGTATTTAATCAAAGTTCGAGCATCATTGATGATCTCCAGAAAGTTGCTAACAGTATCTCTATTTTGGGCATGTCTCTATTGACCACATATTACGGAAGTGATGAGTTCAATGGGGGCGTTATTGCCGGGCATCGTTTGCCGGCTCGCACTGATAACAGTTCTAGTCCAGAGAATAGATACGATAATTTGGGGAAAATCACTGGTGCCTATCCGGGTGCGCTCAAGACTGGTGCTTACACGTTTTGGCTACCTGAGAAACCTGAAGATCTTGAACTTGTTCCTACCCATTACCAAGGACGCGGGGATCCTTTCATTGTGAATGCGGGTGCTGTCGACAATCCTGGCCAAACGGTCAGATTGTGCTTTGTCCAGCTCATCCGTTTCACTACGATTTCTCGCATGTACAGTCCAGTTACTTACGGCTCTAATGCTAAGGCATGGGAGTTGGCGATGGCGATGTTGTCAGAAACACAGCAGTATTGTGGTCCAAATGAGACTCACTTACGGAAGATTCAGCGAATGCTCAAGTACGTTTATGATCATCGCAGTCAGATTGCTAATGGTGTAGCCACTGCAGGCCAAATTGCTGCAAAGGTTGCACCTCTGATTGCGAGCGTGCTTTGAGTAAATCTAGTACAGTCCAGTGGATGATAGCAATAGTATCGTTCACCACACAAATAAATTCATAATTAGGCCAAGCCCGTCTGGCCACACCCCTTCTCATCGGAGACGAATGCCTCTTGCGCGTGGATATTATAGGTCACGACATTATAGAGCCCAGTAGTCTTAGATTCGAGGTTTATAGCCTAGTTGAGCATCAACTCGACGGAAGAAAATCCCCCGGTACCCCACACCAACCGGGTTAACAAAACTGAAAATAGGGGGG